GTCAGTAGGTATCTGGGGGTCTAGAGGAAATACTGTTCTCCGGTCATAAGGTTCTGTTTCACCATGTAAAATGGTTTTAACAAATCCCTTACCACCTGTGATAATAGTAACTCTTCTTTTCCCTTTCATCAACTCCATTAGTTCACTAGACAATTTACCAACAATAACTCTAATGACATTATATTTTCTTTGCCTGAAAGAGATTCCTAAATCTGGATAGACGAGTTTCCTTACGGAATCTCACCCATCTAGATCTGAAATCCCTAACTCAAGTAATTTAAATACTGTGTTATAAGATGTTCTTGCTGTAAATGTTAGTTTTCCTAATATAGCTGACCAAGGTATCAAATTGACATCCCAAAATCCGTCCGCGGGTAAATCTTGAAGGTCATGATAATGTTCTCCTTCTATACATAGCCAAGACTGTATAACATCTGAATTTTCATCCAGATTATTAAACGCTCGTTGGCTAAGAAGGAAACTATCTGAAGCTTTTATTCATAAGTCCCTCAGGAATAAACCTCAGAAGGACAAGATTCATTTCTTATCCATGTATGCCTCAACTGGTTTACCATTTGTGGCTTCATAGATAAGGATAAATGTCTGTTCTCATGAGGATTGTTTCCTAAAGACTTTGATTAAAGCTTCAGTGATTAAGGCCTTAGTCTCTAAAGTTGTATAATGGCCACTACGAATGTAGTCGCTTTTACCACTTAGAGATCTTCGGTCCTTATCTCTTATCATGAATCATGATTTAACCATGGAAGGTATATTACCTCTATATTCTCTCTCTGACTCCTGTACTAACAGGGTAGCTAAGAACGAATAGTTCGTTGCTTCCTGCATAGCAGGGATCGGAAAGGGAGTAATCTCCTCTTGCCGATATACCCATCTCTTTGCGAATTCACATAAAGTTTTACTTGTATGTGTCTTTTGTTCTGAGACAGGGACATCGATATCATCGAGTATATTCCTATACTCTTTGTAAAGACTTGTATCTCCTATCAGAATATCATCACCAAGAATGACGTACTTTGCAGTCCGTCACTTGATTCCGATTTTCTGACAACAAACGTACATCAAAAAATGATGTGCAATTGTAAAGCTAGCTCAAGATGAATAGGCTCCCATTGGATTTCCACGCGAGTATGAAATACTACTTCCTGGAATATCGAAAGGGTATCCTACCATAATGTCTAGTCAGGAGTCTACATATTCTTTAGAGAAGACACCTTGAAGGAGTTCAGAAATAACAAGGATTGGGAATCTATCAGTAGCTGCTGTTAAATCACAGCTATAGAAGATATCTCAGTCCTTTATTTTATTTCTGAATCCCCCTTGGTTAAAGGTACAATCTTGAGGTATCCTCTTGAGGATTTGAAAGAGTCAAGAGTGAAGTGGTTTCAAGACACTTTGAGAAAAGTAGTCTATAACCGCTATCACCCTTGTTTTTCCTTCTAAATCTCCAAATGAGGCTATCTTTCTGATTCTACCTGGTTCAGATGGGATCTTACTTTCTTGGATTCAAGGAAGAACATGGCTTATACATTGTATAGCCTGTTCGAACTTAAATCCTCCAAGAACCTTTATGCTTGCCACTAGTTTCTCTGGGAGGGATACAAAATCCCTCACGAGGGTCGCTAGTGCCATACCATTAGGTCCTTGTTTAGAAGTAAGGTGTCAATTGGACCACCAGACCTTCTGGGACTTTCGTTTATCATTAACACGGAGCTCTCTTCAGAATCCTTTGACATATTCAATATATGTGGGTGTTAGCTTTTTGCTATCCTGACTTATAGTTGAGTAGTCCGGGGATCCTTTTAGAGTAATTGCTCTGGTTGAAAATATGGCAGTCATAATGGCTCTCCTATTAGGAGTTTCCATTGGACCTATCCATATCTTTACCAGTTTACTGATTCATAACGAAGTTCCTTTTGGGGGGCTAGATAAGAGAACCTTCTTCTCTTCATCTGAAGCACCTAAGAGTTTCATTAAGTAAGTCCTAATAGATTTTCATCTACTAAGGCTTTGCCTAATGTTTTCTTCGGTTTCAGATTTGAGAAAAGGTTCCCATATCTGGTCTAACAAACTTTGATTACTCCCGGGAAAGAGTGTTGGGACTTTTCAGCCCCATACTTCTTCCCCCCAACTTAATACTCGATTAGTAGTATTAAAGGCTCCCTTTATTCTTTTGAATAGAGATGAGTTCTTTTTTATATTATTAATCATAATTATTAAATATGGGACCGGTCCTTTCTCTTTACAGAGTCGGGAATGATATATTTTATAGGACATGCGTGGACTATAGAATCACATGTAATATACCTCGCTTAGCCGGTTAGCTAAGCCCTCCTCAGGAATAATTCTTATATATGTGTAGTTGACTGATTATAGTCACTAGGTTTAGTAAGTCTAG